AAAAATACTTAGAAGATAAACAAGATAAAATAACCTCTTCAAATAAATTAAGTTCTTCACTTATAGATGGACTTGGTGCTGCAGCGGCAAAAGCCGTAGACACCGCTATTACTGCAAATTCAACAAGCACAAATCTTCCCACTTCTAAGGCAGTCGAAGACAGAATTAATGCTCATTCTGGTATTGATAAAGTTGGTACTGTTACTGGGGTTAAGATGAACGGAACAACGAAGAATCCTTCTTCTGGCGTTGTCGATATCGGCACTGTTATTACGGATGTTAGCGATAAACAGGACAAAATTACATCAAGCAATAAGTTAGCTGCTTCGTTAGTTAGTGGTCTTGCAACAGTTGCGACCTCTGGTTCATATAACGATTTGAGTAATAAGCCCAATATACCGACAGTCAATAATGGCAAGCTTACAATTCAAAAGAATGGCACAGATGTTGCTACATTCACTGCTAATCAAAGTACGAATGTAACAGCTAATATAACAGTACCAATCAAAGTGTCCGAACTCACGAACGACAGTGGTTACACGACGAACAAAGGTACAGTGACCTCGGTTTCCATAAAAATGAACGGCGCGTCAAAGGGGACAGTCACAAGTTCTGGGACGATTGACTTAGGTACTGTGATAACAAGCCACCAAAATATTAGCGGAAAACTTGATAAAACGACTTACGAGGTCAACAAAACTATAAATTTCGGTCAAGATGGTGCATTATATGTCGGCAAGTTCAAGGTTTACGACACGAATGTAACCTGTGAGGTGACAAGTACAACAAATGTGACATATAGTGGTAAACTTGTTATTGCGACACAAAACTATGCCATAGCGCAGATGACGGTGTATGGCGATGCGGCTAACACAGTTGCGCCAAACTTCTTTGTAAAACCAAGCACAACAAGTAATCCGTATATAGAGGTTTATTTCAAGCCATCGAGTTGGAGCAAGAACGTAGTACACATATACGGTTCCAATATTCAAGCAGAACCCACTAATGTTTGTACGAATGTCCCCTCTGTTCCATCTACGGCAACATTAAAACCGAAAAACGCTCTTAACAGCAAGGCGAATTTGAGTGATATACCTACCTATTCGCTTTCTGGCACGACATTGACAATAACTTTGTGAGGTGAATTATGGCATTAAAAATAGGAACGACCGAACCTACTGAAATCAAAGTTATAAAAAATGGCACAACTACCGACTCAACTGTTTATAAATATGCGACAACGGGTACAGATTTGAAAGAAGCAACAAGAAGTGGTGTTTCGTCTTATACATCTACACAGCTTAACGGTTGGGTTGGATTGCAAAATGACACTTGGAGCGGAATCACAAACGCAAGCTCTCTTGTTGCGGATAGATACTATTACATTCGTGTGTTAGTATCAGACACAAACAAATATGGTAAGTTTTGTGTTAGATTTAAGTCATACAGCGGACAAACAATCACAGTCGACGATATGGGGTGGGGATATGACGGAGAAGTTATATATTCAACACCTGTCTGGGGCAAGCCTTATTCTTTTATCGCAAATGGTTCAAATTGTACAATTACAACATCAAGAAATTCATCTCCGAATGAACACGCAAGCATAGGAGATAGTCTAACAACTGGCTCAAAGATTTATTACGGTGATGTAATTCAAATTACTGTTCTTCCTGACACTGCTCAATATCAATTAACAAAGGTTACAATAAATGGTGTTGAACAGACATTAACAAGTGGGACTTTTGAAACAACTCTAACTGTCACTGGGAGCATAAATATAAATGCGGTTGCTGGGAAGGCTTCAAAAACTTGGCAAACAAAATTTTCTGGTTCAAAATCCACAACATTTAGTTATACTCTTGAAAACGACCCTGTAACACAGAATTTCCCCACAAGCGATTGGGATTACACAAATATACCATTGTCGAATTATAACGTTACATTAAGTGCTACTGAAAATCCTATACGAATAACTGGCACACTAAAAGTCACAACAAAGAGTGGTAGCACCTCAAATTCTGCAACGACCACACTAACAGCAAACGAGCTAACGACAAGTTGGGAGCGAAAAACTAACAACGTGTCTATAACGGTAAAGGCTGGAAGTAACAATTATTCTGCAAATTCTTCGGCTTGGTTGAGGGCAGAAACGTCAAATCTAGGTTTGAGAATAGACGTTAATAAAGCTAGAAACTTATCTACTGCGACTGGTACCGCCGTATTAACAGTGACAAAAGTTGAACAATATTTGGTTGGTGGGACGGCTACAAAACTATCAAAGCCAATTATTGATTATGTAAGCCGCACTTCTGGCTATGATTTAGAGTTTAGGTTGCAAAACACAAATGATGTTGCAGTTACGGCTAATATCAAATTAACAGACGCATACGATACTGTAGATGGTGCTAACACCGCCACTGTTGCTGCAAATAGTTATCAACGGTCAGGTGTAAGTCTTTCAAGCTCGGGGCAATATGAAGCAGGTTGGAAGCTAGAAGTGTACTACACTGCAAGCGGATACAACCAAAGTGATACTACAACGTATATAGGAGAAGCGATGTGAATATAGAACACACACTAAAGAAATATCCACAATGGATTAAGGCAATATATAAGACAGGCTCGTCTGTGCTTCCGTGGATTGACAAGTCTAATGATATTGATTATGTAATCTTTGTAAGTTCGCTCGATGATAGCCGTTTATATCAATTTTACGAGGAGCGACCGAAAGGAGAATGTTGGTTTGTTGCTATCGATAGCACGATTAGAAACCCTAGATTGTACTCTTATGAACGCCCGTTTGAACAATTGCTATGTGGAGAAGAAATGCCGACTGAAAGATATGACATCTTCGAGAACGAGAAAGAATATAAAGCGTGTGTTATACAACAAGCATTAGGCAGACCATACGATAACACCTATAAGTGTTGGTATCACACGCTTACTGCAATCTACTTATTTGACAACGGCGGTTACTTTTTGACAGAAGAGCAAAAGGCAAACGTTGTCTTATGTAAAAACAAACAGATGACCGTTGAGTTGCATAATTTTATTCAAACTCGTTTGAAAGAATGGCAGGAGGAACTATGTCAATAGACTTTATAACACTAGCAGAACAAAATTTGCTTACGTTTGATGATGAACACGAACACTACTATGTTAAGCCAATAGATAGACACAATTTTATCACATTCCCACTTGAAGATTTGGGTGGAACTGTAATGGTTACTATTGATGAATATCTTGGGTTGCGAGCAAACTACTATCAATTCACAGAAGATTTGAAAGGGATAGAGTTGTATGAGCCTCCAACCGACATTGAAATTGCCGATGAAACTTTTTCAAACAAAATCACAATATGACGTGTAAAGCAAGGAGGTAAATCAATGAAATATATTCAAGTAGGTGAACTCGGTAAGGCGGCTCTTGTAGGAAACAAGGACGCCTTGCCTACACCAGGCATATTGTTTTTGAACAAATTTTATGTTGCTTCAAACACAGGCGTCATATATACTTGTAAAGTAGAAAACGATGTGTATAGTTGGAAGGTAGTAGCAACATTGCCTGAACTAACTAACGGCATTGCAGCACCTACACAATTGCAAGAAGGCGTAGAAGCTATTGATGCCAATGGTAATAAAGTAACTGGTACAATGAAATTTGTAGAGAAGACTGCTTACGCCAACGGTACTTATTATCCAGATAACGACAATGCACAAGGCTACAGTAAGTTCATTGTAGACGTTGCAGGTGATACTGCAGAGAATCCATACGTTGCAACTACTGAGGCAGAGATGCGGGCTTATCTTGCTGAGGAGTACGTAGGCTCTTTTGTAAGGTTTGAAAATGCAAGGTATAGGAACATAACTTTACCTGCTTCGCTACCTAACAGTGTAACTAATGGTGCCTTTGATACTTATCTTGCTCAAAGTAGGATGAATAAATACATTGACCGCTGGACTGTTGGTAATAATAACAGAAAGATTTTCTCGTCTAACGGTAGGCAAAATTTTACAATAAGTAATACATCAGTTTATCGTGATGCTTGGCATAATATTTATGCATATAAATATAAAAATAGCGATGGAAGTTATTGTAGAGCTTTAGTAGGTACGGTACATTTTTTACAACAGGATTATATTAACCCAGAGTATGCTGTATTTTTATTATATATAGATGGCTATATTGCAAACGACACAGTGTTTCCCAACTATCCAGATGACTATACAGGTAGTACCTTAACAGGAACGATTAGTACTGTTCTTGAAGATGCCATTTCAGTCAACGGTTGGTATCAAGACGGTGTTCCATCATATAATGACTATATGCCAGACTACGGAGATAAACCTGGCTATGCAACAATGAGCTGGTCTATAACTCAGGCATACGGTAACAACGGTGTGGTTACTTATTTGTATAGTGACGCTGCATTAATTTTGTATCGAGTGTTTGGAAGTTCTGCAAATACTGATGAAACATCTCAACATTATCAAGAGCTTGGTGTGTACAGAGTAAATAAAAAAATAACATCTATATCAAAATGGGTTAATGCTCAACCTTTGCAAGTAGGTGATACTTATGCTGGTGCTACTGTATATTTTAATACTAACTTGACTTATGAAGATATAAATACTTTATTATCTACTATACCTGACAGTGAATTTTTTACTGAGGATAATCAAAGTACATCAGTAGTATTTAACATTGATAACCCTCTTAATTTGAGTACTGCCGAACAAAATGTAGTATACAAAGCATATTTAGGACTATTATTAGTCAGAGCATCAGGTTATACTATGATAATGAGTCTATCTACTGACGACATGTGGGTATTGACACAAGATGGCTGGCAAGTAACAAGCTTATTGCTTAAACCTTCGCTTGATGAAGTTACACAAGATGCTACAATCACCAAAATAAATTATCCAGACATAATAGGTCAATTGGTTGGTAAGAGCGCTACGTTTACTAAAGGCGAACCTGAACAATTCACGAGTTACAATTTGGAACTCATGCTTGATGCTGGTGAAGTTGAAGAAGTTGCTCTAACAGGAGATGTTACTACATTTTCAAAAAAGAGTGATAATATAGGAAAAGTAATAAGATATACAGGCTATGAAAGTTCTACACCTAATTCAAATTATCCTTATAAAAAAGGTGCATTATATATTTTAACGGAGGACTAATATGAAATTATCACAACTTTCATTAGCAGATTATAACAAACTTGATAGCATACCTGTTATTAATCAAGACTTATCTGCAAGTGGATTCACACCTGTTTCAAACACGTATTATCGTCATACAGGTGCAACGACGAATACGTTCACGCAAGGTGTTATTTATTTGTATGATACGACATATCACAAGCTTGGCGAGAGTGGTGGCACGACGTTGAATAGATATGAAGTCTATAATAACGGAAATGCAATATCTGCTGATTTGGTCAAAGCAATTGCCACACAAAGTAAGTACCCTGAATTGATTAGGATTTACGCTGTTCAAGATTCCAAAGGTATGTACGGTACTTGGTTTAACGTGGGGTATGTTAGTGAAAGCGGAATTATATACATTACTGGTGGGGAATATGCTGGCTCTCTCAGTTTTTCATCAGGATATATTACCAACGGTTCAGTATATTATTTACGGTCAATTAAAGATACTAACAATACGATATCAGTCGTGACTGATGTAAAGCCAGCAACAATAAGAATAGTCTATTATAACGATACTGAAATTACAGTATAAGGAGGTAAATCAATGAACTTTCAATTTCGTAGCAAACCTGAACAATTAAGTGGCGATAAGTTACTTGCCACAAATGAGTATGGTGATATTATCATATTCAATGGTAAATTGCATATACCTATAAGTACTAGTTCTAATATTGTATATTCTTTCATAAATAAAAAATGGAATAAGATAACAAATGGAGCAGTATTTGATGGCAACTTTATACCACTTATTTCTTGTAACAACCTTATTGTAAAAGATACTGACTTCTTTAAGTATCTTGCTTGTGATGATAACTTCATATTTAATTATTACAGACACATGCGAGAAAAGATGTGCTACCCGATTATAAACAGAGGAAAACTTTGGTATGACCATCTTACTCTTGCACAACACACCGAACTTAATGACTGGTATGAATCTTGGCTCGACGTCACTGAGACGCACATAATCCCTGATACACCCGCTTGGGTTGATAATAAACTTAATAAAATTGAACCGGAGGAACTCTTATGACTTGGTTAGAAAACATTGGCAAATGGTTTGTAGAAAACAAAGAAACAATACTTGCAGTATTGACAGCGATTCAGTCTTCTGGACTTGTAGGTTTTATTGCTTGGGCAGTTAAGTCGACAAAGCAAGTCAAACTTAATACCAAGACTACCGAAACGCTTAACAAATCAATCACTTGCGTTGATGGCCTGAATGGTGAAGTCACTGAAATGAAAGATGTTAACAAGAAACTCATTGAGAAGTGTGAATATCTTGAAAATCAAATGAATGACTTGCAAAACTCAATGGACATCTTGCTTACAAAAGTTGACGCAATGATTGAAGTACAATCGGTTGTTTATACAACTATCAAAGATGACAAGACGAGAGCAACTGTCAACAACCTGTTAACAAATGCTAAATATGCAGTGACTGAACAACGCAAGAAACTTATCGATGAGCTTGAGGCATTAAGACAGCAAATCAAAACACAAGCTGAGGCTCAAAAGCAACTTGTAGAACACGCGGTCAACAAAGCACAGTCAATTGTAAAGGTTGAAGATAAACCTGCTGAAGAGCAAGTAGTAACGAGGTATTAATATGAAACAAGTAGGCAAGTATAATACTTTTAAGGGCATATCAACATTATTGACAATTGGTACACCTATTATTACACTTGCTTGCTGCGGCGATTTCTTTGTACAGCGACCGGAAACAGCCATGTCTGCGGCAGGAGTATTTGTAATACTTATTGCATTACTCTTTGCCAAAGACAAGCTGGCAGAGAAAATAAAGTCACCCTCTGCATTTATTGTATCTGCAGCAGTTCTTGTAATCATTGTAGTGGTTGAAAACATTTTACTTCCTATGAAGTATGTTTGTATAGCCACGATGATTGCATCAGGCGTTGATGAACTTACTTTTAAGCGAATGTATAAAGCCTTAGAATGTAAGATGCCGCAATGCTGGCAAGCATATGAACACTTCGGATTCATCTTTGCAAAGACACAAGATATATTCGACGAAGTTCAAAAAGAGGTAAACAAGAATGAAGAAGAAAGACCTGAATCCTAATGTTATAGAGGATGCAAAAACTGAAACAAAAAGACGTATAAAAGCTAATATGTATGACATCTTGGCCGCGGCAATAGTAGTCATAATGTTTGTCGTAGCTCTTGGTGTTATGAGTCCTAAGGAACTTACCTGGGACAGTCTTAAAGACGTTATTGTTAGTTGGGTACCATTCTTCTTAACTGCTTCATTCCTTAACTATAACTATTATAGTAAAGGTAAATCAAGAGGCAAAGACGCCGAATCTTTCAAAACTACGATAGCAGCCTACTCTAAACAAGTAGGCTCTATCACCGGCGCTCAAATGAGTAAGCTTCCTGAATTTTGTAAATACTACAATAAGCAAGCACTCGAAGAATTACAGACCTCAATCTTAATACTTGCATCAATACCTTTTGAACGATTTGATAAAGTTACTTATGACCAGAATGGTAATGAGCTTAAACCTTTGAAAGTTCTTGACATAAAAGACTATAAGAAACTCGGTTATAGCAGAGAAGAGATTAAGATAATTGTACGAGCAAAACATACATCAGTACAAGGTATAAGACATAACCAGTTGCTTGGTAACACCTCGGCTCGTGATAAAACTAACATCGGTCACGGTGAAGGTGATATGACTAAGGCTCGTACTATCGTATCGACCTTAGGTCAAGCAGTATCAATGTTCATACTTTGTATGATTGGTATGAAAAATATAATGGAGTGGGGCTGGGTAACTGCACTCTTTGTATTATTCCGTATGGTATGGATATTGTGTAAATCATATTTGCAATATCTTAAAGGATATAACGACATCACAATACGACTAGCAAATCACATTGCAAGAAAGACTGACATACTTAAAGAGTTTGAGTATTGGTACTCATTGCAACCGGCATTGTTAGTTGCACCAACTAAAAAGCCTGAAGTAGCTGAACAAACTATCGATAGCTTGCTTACAGAAAATATTACCTAATGGTAATATTTTTCTTTTTATTAAATAGAATAATAATGATATTAAGGCTGCAAAACGGGTGATGACCGAAACTCGCCTACAAACATCAAGGAGACACAATATGTCAGGAATTTTTGGCGATAATGACTTGACTCCCGAAGAAATTGATGCACTGTTCGGAAGTGAAGACCAGCAGGAAACGCCGCCTGCAAAAGATGAAACAGCGCATTCGGAAGAATCTGCCGGTAACCAAGACAAAGGTGACGAAAAGATTGAACAAACAAAAGCTTTTGCAAAACGTTTGAGAGAAAGCACTGACAAGGCTCGTAACGAAGAACGTGAAGCGATTGCTAAGCAAATGGGTTTTGAATCTTACGAGGCTATGATGAAAACTCGTGAGGACAAAATCTATGAAAATCACGGTGTTGACCGTGAACAAATCGGTACTCTTGTGGACGAAATTTACGAGGAAAGGCGTAAAAACGACCCAGCGTTTCAAGAGCTTGATGAACTCCGGAAAATGAAGCAACTTGAATTCGGAAAGAAGGAATTAGCTGAAATTACGAAGTTAACTAATGGTGAGATAACTTCGTTCAGTCAATTGCCTAAAGATGTGTTGGAGTTGTGGGCTAAGGAAGGTTCCCTTAAATCAGCGTTTTTGCAGCTGAAAGGCGAAGAACTTATAATTAAGGCTCGCTCGGAACAGAGTAAAGGCTCAACTCAGCATCTTATCAATCCTAGTGGCGGACCTACTCCTCAGTCAAATACTCGACCCTTGACAGACGATGAAAAGTCAATATACAGGTACTTCAATCCTGGTGTTACTGACGAAGAATTAAATAAAAAGACTAAACCAATTTCCTAAGGAGGAACTACCACTATGGCAACAAATTATTATGGCAAACAAGCTGGTTCCTTTGAGACGGCTTATTTGCAACATGAAATTGTCGAAGATGTGAAAGTTACTGCTGGCAAAAACCAAGTGCTTCACGTTGGCGACATTGTTAAAATTACGAACGGCGTTTTAGGTCTTGTACTTTCTGCGAGTGCAGCTTCAGCAGGCGCGGTATCTTTCCCCGCACTTACGACTGATATGTACATTGTAGCACAAAGCGACCAAACGATGGAATACGGTCATGTACCTGTTGAAATGAGAGACTACAGATACGACAACAAAGTTGCAGACAAAGCAACTGCTAAGAAAGTTGCACTGTTCCGTATTATCAACCCGCAAGACGTCATTGTTACAAAAACGACCTTCTCGGTCAACGAATAATAGGAGGACTAAATTATTATGGGAATGATTATTAACATTGATAAGGCCTTAGAACTCCGTACTGATTACAACGTGTTGAGAGAACCTCTTAACGACATGTTAAAGGCTCAGCAAGAAGCTTGGGAAAAGAAGAATCCTATTGACCTTCTTTTTGTAAGAAACTCAATTGACAGATTCCAACAGACGTTCACTTCGAGCATTGGCTTTGATAGAGCGTTTAAGGAAACGAGTGACTACAATATCGGTCCTATCTTTAATACCGCTGAAGGTTTCTCGGCAACGTACCGTACCAGAACGTTCCAAGGTGCATTTATCATCACTCAGCAAACTCTTGAAGATAGAGAACTCGGTAGAGTCAAAGACGACGCTTCTCGTTTCGTGAAACGTTGGCAAGGTGACATCGTTGACTATGCTATGGAGAACGCAGACGCTATGGCAGCTATTCAAGCAGGCTTCGGCAAGGAAGTTATGTTCCAAGATTCCAGACTCTTGCTCACAACGGCAGATAGCAAATCCGGTGACATCTATGACCCCGACAAAGCACCTTTGTTCTACAATGCTCACAAGACGGTTAAACGTTCTGCTGATGCAACTCCGATTTCGCAGTCTAACATTTTCTATGCTGGCATTGATACCACGAAAGAGGACGGCACGATTGTTGCAAAACTCGCAGACGTTATTAACCAAGTTATCACGATTATGGAAAACTATCGCGATGACAACGGCAAACGTGCAAGCGTTGACGGCGCAAAGATGATTGTTTGCGGCAATGACCCGCACCTCAAAGCGTACCTCAATGCAGCAGTTTCTATGGATGCATTTGGTGGCAAACCCAACGATGCATATCAAAGAGCAACTGTTGAGTCTACTCCGTATTTGCTTGATATTGATGCTTGTGTCAATGGTAAGGGCTTCTTCATTGTCGACAAGTCTTACAATGCGGCAAACCACGGTCCTGAATTTACTGAGCGTGTTGCATTCACCTTGAACGTCAAAGAATGCGACGAGCCGATGGGTATTAAATACTCTGGCCGTCAAAGATTTGACATCAACGTGGCAACTTGGAGAGGTATTGCTTACGTTTACGTTGGCACTCCTGCTGGTGCAGGCGAAGGCGGTTGGGATGCACTTGCAAACTTCACAAAGATTACGCCTTCTGTTGAAATGGGTGTCAAACCTGTCTCTGTGGTTAACACAGTTAAAACTCAAGCTTAATCAATAATTAAGTGATTTTGTAGGAGCCCTGTCGAAAGATGGGGCTCTTATCATATAATCATTATTTGATTAATTTTAATATATAATAGATGATGATTGATGATTATCGAATATGATTAATCGAGATTCATATATTATATATTAAAATTAATGATATAAGGAGGTACAATATGTACACTTGGGCTTATCTTAAAGCCGCTGCATTTGCTAAACTTGACTTAACTGAGGACGAAGCAACTGCACAAAACTTAACAGGTAGATTTTATATTTATGCAAACGAGGTTATAACTCAAGTGTGTTCCTCTATAAAGCCTAAATATACATTTGCTGAATTTGTAATAACACCTGATAAAGTAGGAGTGTTGCAAACTATGCCTGATGATTTTGTAGCATTTGGCGACGATGTGAATACACGCACTTATGTTGACAAAAATATCTACAATACTGAAACTAATACTTTTGGTGTAACTTTGCAAGAAGAGGCAACAGACTACGACTTTACTTACAAGGGATATAATCAACTTGTATTTTACAAAGAAGGTACGTACAGTATTTCATACTATGCAAGATGGTACACCTTTGCCTCTAACTTGCGAGATGAAACGCAGATTCCTGTACCTAATGACATTCTTGACTGTATACCTTCGTACATTGCACATCAATGCTACAAGATTGACGACGAGGTTAAGGCATCGATATTTAGAAACGAATACGAAATGTTCCTTGCAAGAATTGACAACACTCACTACAAAGAAAATAAGACTATTGTTATAGGAGGCGGATGGTGAGAACTATAAACAGACAACCTTACACGGTTAAACAATTAGATTATGGCGATGTCAAATATAAGTTTTTTAATCATAGTAACTGGAAAGGCGTCTGTGATGACAAGAACTATCTAGGTGTAGACCAGGAGACTTTTGCTGACAGTAAGAACATATACGTCGATAGTGAAGGTTTACTTAAAAGCAGACCGTCTGTTAAACAGTATGTAATGACGCAGGAAGGTCTGCAGTATATTTATGACCTATGGACGTTCGGGCAATGGACTGTGTATGAAGTACGTTCTGATAATGCACCTGCACTTATATTTCGTAAAGGTGATGTATTTAGTGAATCACCAATACCTGTAAATCCAGATTTTAGACTTATTCTTGCAGACGAGAAGATTTTTATTTTTGAACCCAATAAACTTTGGTACGTAGACTTAACGGCAGAAACAATAAGTAAGATTGATGGTGACGATAAGATTTACGTGCCTATAACACAAAACGTAGCGAAAGGGGTATATACTGAAAACGAAAGTCCTAACGTTCTTACTACATCCTATATAACGAGATACTTGTATGAGAAAGGTGAAAGTGCATTTGAAATAGAAGGCAGAACTGCTACAATAAAAATAGGCGATGATACTTACACAGTAACTTTTACAAGTAGTACTATGTTGACACTTGTCAAGAAGTGTGTTAAACTTCAACAGAACAACTATAAAAATGATATACCTCTTGTTTTTGTAAATAGTAACACAAATGTTATATTGTTAGCTAGTTACGATGACGTATCGAAATATAGATTAAGTTATAGCACAAACGGAATAGTATATAATGAGTTGCCGTATCTTGATGGACAAGTTGACATTATGCCTTGTATAAGCCAAAGTGCCAGTCATACTTATGCAGTACTTCACAAAGATGACGGACCTTATGCATATACTATAATCGGAGGAGATAAGAAAAGGTTTACTGATTGGACTAATTTATTAGGAACATTTACAAACCACAAAGGCACTTACAGTTTTGCTACTACTTTACCTATATCGCCATCAGCTGTATATCCTGTACAATCAACAGATAATGATAATTTTGTAACAAGTTATACATCATCAGGGCGTAAACCGGTACTTGGTGATACTATATACTATGATGTACAAGATACTACATTGTCTAAAAATAATTCTACAAGATACAAATTCGTCTGTGTATTAGTACACATTGTAGATTCAAGCACAACAAATTATTATTGGAAAGCGTATAACATAAATGATATTGCTACTCAATGGGATTATGCAAGTGGTCAGTTGAAAGACTCAGGTACTCCAATTACAGAAACTTTGATTGGCAATAGTACACCAAATACCTCATATTTGTCACAAGAAGAACTTAATGCTGTTGTGACTAATCCTAGTGATGGTGATACTATAAAATATGTTAAAGTTACAAATAGTGCTATATCAGGTGCTAGTTATTCCTCATATACTTACAGATACGTTAAAAGTAAGTCACAATGGATGGTGAGTTCTTATAGTATTTATTACTATTATAATGGCGTAAGTTTTGATGAAGTTAGAGAGTACTATTTTGACGAAACGTTGTATTCGTTTCAAATGAAGGAAAAGTCTCAAGCTGCGGCTAAACAATTACCATCGTTTGTAGAATCTAACAGGTCATTAACAATGTATAATGACAAACTTACTGATATACGTTTAAGCCGTGGATTGGGTAAATGTTTTTGCAACACTGACGTTGTTTGCGTAATAAGTAACGGTTATTATACACCTTCATTGTACAGAATAAGCGATGGAGCAAGTATAACCGGTGTTTTTGAGTCAGAAACAACTAGTTATAAACTTGACAGCATTTCAGTATTTGCAGCTAATAATTATTTACAAGTATGTAGAATATTACCTGATGAAAATATAACAGGAGATACTTATAGTAGAAAGTTAAAAATTGAACAACTTTCATATACCGAAGGAGCTGTAAATGAAAATACTAATTTAAGTGTATATTATACATCTACTACAAAACCAATAGCCGGAACTTGTGAGGCAACGATAAGTGTACTTGCAGGTGTTGAATTTATTACGGAAATATCAGGTTTTGAGGTTTCTGCATATTACACTAACATAATAACAAATACGAGTTATATACAAGGAAATGTTGAAAATCCGTTACTTTTTGAAGCAAGACCTATATCAATGACTATTGATTCGTTCTTTGTATTGAATAATGGATATTTGTACACCTCTAACTTCAAAGACATTATACAAGTAGACGTTCTGACGGAAGGCGAATTAAAGTTTGACGTATTCGACCACGAAACAGAGTTATCACAGTTCTTTGTAAGTAAAGGCAAGAACTTGTACATGAATGCACAAGGTTCTAACGTAAGTGTAGATGACTTCAAATGGTATTTCCCTGAACGAAACGTACAAGAGTTTGACTATGAAATAACTAACTTGCATCCTATATCTACAACTGAAATTGCTGTATTTATGCAAGATAGTATTTACTATGTTAAACCTGTAACGACAACCATTGATGGCATTGAAACTATTGCATATAGTTATTATAAATCACGTATACCTCTCGGTTGCGAAGAAGGCAGCGATGTAATAACATCATATGACAATAAGTATACTATGTTTGTAACTAAACGTGGTTTTGTAGCAATGAGCTATCAAGATTTTATTGCATCTGACGAACAAGCGTTGACGTTCTTGTCAGATACAATATACGATATGTTCAATGAATGGAACCAAGGTGCAATCAAATTGTTCCAGTATAATTTTTGGATAATATTGTACAGAACTAACACCGGAAAAGCATTTATCTTTGATATGCGTGGTAATAGTTGGTGGCCAATTGAATATAATAGTAATGTAAAGAAGTTCATCGAACTTGATAGAAAACCATTATTATTATCTGGTTTATACTTATATAAACTTGATACTTCAAACGATAACTACTTTGACGGAAACTCGTTAAAAGACGGTCGTATTGATTGGTTCTTATCAAGTCAAAAACTTCACTTAGATGCAATAAACTATTATAAGCATATTGTAAATCTAACTTTCTTTGGTTACAATTATGGTGACAAAGATGTAAACGTTAGATTTAATCTACGAGTTATAAATTATCGTAAACAGACTGATACAAATGAAACTAAATCATTTTCGGCAGTCGATTATAAGATTCAACTTACTCGAACATTTGTAACTCGTATAAATTATTATAAAGTGAATCAGGTACAATATATACTTGAAAGTAGTAGAGATGAGGATGCTGAGGATAAAATACCAGTTCCTCTTAGTCTTACGGCGATAAGCCTTAAGTATCTTGTAACAGGGCAGGTGAGATAATGGCAGTAGGATATATACAAACTAGTGACCAAGCTAAAAAGTTTTTACAAGACATGCGTAATGCTACAGGGAGTCGTTCATTCGGCTCCTTGTATGCTGCAAATGAACTTGCTGGTATGAAAGCCGAACAACAAGTTGAGCAACAGTACGGTGAGCAAATAGGTCAAGCATACAAGTCTGCTATGGCTCAACGTTCTAACATATTGTCAAGCAATCTTGGTACAGGATATAAGGAAGCAATGCTCGGTGATACTGACCAGTATTTGTCTAAGGCTTATGACCAGTATATGAGTAAGCTTTCGCAAAGTAAGCAAGCTATTGCAAGTAACGTAAGTAAGGCTAATGAAGTAGTAACTGATGAACTTGAAAAACAAGCCGCTAATGTACTCGAATATAATAAAGCATCATCAAAATATGCTGACTATTATATGAACTGGCTTAAAAATAATTTAAGTGAAGAAGAGTATTTAGAAACAATTAATAGACCTGATTGGCGAAATTATATGACTGCTGACTTTGGTGATGATGCTGAAACTCAAGCAAGATACGATGAACTTGCAGCATTAGAAGAGGCTGGTACATTGTCACCTGAGCAAGAGGCTGAACTTAAACAACTTCGTGCATCTTACTATCGCTTAAAGAGTGAACAAGAACTTGCTACACCTTCTTACGTTGAAGAGGTTGACCCTGAAACAGGCGAGAAATTTAAGCATTGGACTTCCATTGTAGATGACCAAGGAAATCTTACTGAAGCGGGTATTAACTATTATGACTTCCTTGAAAACTATGCAGCTACAAGACAAGGTGCAGGACCTTCTTGGGAACAATATTTGTCAGAAACCAACCCTGAACTTCTCGATTGGGCTAAGACATACAATCCCTACCTTGCAGGTACTAATGACCCGTTCTGGGCAGGAACTATGCGTACAGCGCACGGTACAATGTCCGACGACTATAAGTACACGTTCCTTGAAAGATTCGGTGGCTTAGGACAAAAAGAAGTTAACACTGTATTTGGTGACTTAAAAACTCTCGCTGATAAAAAGATTGATGACATAAATGTAAATGATGTTAAAGGTTTAGTAGGTCAATATAGAAAACTTGCAGAACAAGTTGGTATAGAAAATGTTGACTGGGAAGCCGTTGATAAAGACGTTGATACATATCTTCAATCTATAAAAGAGTATGAAGAAGAAATAAAAGCTGGAAAGATTGCTACAGGTGTTACTGGTACATGGGGTCTTATATCAGGTATAATTATGATAGTAGGCGGTGCACTTGCTACAGCTACCGGTGCAGGTGCAACAGCAGGGGTACCTACAATCATCGCAGGTGTAGGAATGTTAGCAGGAACGTCAACAGGTATTGCAGCAGGGGATACGCAAATTAAAGCCCTTGAAGGCGACAAGAAAGCACAAGAAGATGCGCTTAAACAAATGTATCTTAACAGCTTAACATCTATGGTAAGTGAAGTCAATGCTAAAAAGCGTGAACAACAAATACGTGAGTATCAATCTCAAAGATGATTATAATATATAATATTCAATCATCGATAGATTAATCAAGATTCATTATAAAATCATTCTATTATATATTAAAATAGATAAAATCGATAAAATCGATATTTTGATATATAATAAAGATATTCAAAATATCTGCGAAGAGCAGTAAAGGAGTATATAAATGGAAATTAAAAACACAGGCTTTTTGAACCCTTACGAGGGGCTCAAGCAAAAATACGCCTCTAACGCTATTGTAAACAAGTATAGCGATGACTGGAATATTTTTGCTAACCAAGGTAAACTTGATGAATATCTTGGAACAATCGACATGTTTGAGCAAAAAGGCGGTACATTGTCTGGCTTAGAAACTGAGTATAAGCCAGACTTTTTGTCGTCTCAGGAACGTTTAATTGCTATGGCTAACGAGGCTATGGGTGACCGTGAGAAACTTGTAAAAAAGACAAGACAAGTCGTAGACGAGGCTACTCAACAGCTTAAGGATGAGGAGTACGAAACTACTGAATATCAGTATACAAAAGACCTTCTTAAAAACATCTCTAATGAACGTGAGTTGACTTACGCAAAACAAGTGCGTAATGACACTGTCACAAGTGAGGACGTATTAAAAACTATTGCTTCATTTGCTCATGGTGCTGTAATAGGTATTTTGTCAGAAGGTCAAGATGTATATAACTTCTTTGAAGGTATTGTTAAAGGTTTTGACGAATGGGTAAAAACTGGTGATGCAAGTCAATTTGACACAGGTTTTCGTAAGGCATTTACTAATGACACGTGGTTAGATTCAGTAACTAAAGATTTACAAGCAGTATTCATAGACCCTGAAACTGGTGATTATGTCACTAAGGCTGCAAGATATTTGTACAGCGGTGGCGAATCATTTGGACGTATGGTACCTTCTGTGGTTTTGCAAGCTATAGGTGGAGGTGCTGCGAATAAACTTGTAGGTTCTGCTGGTAAAGCGGCTGCTCTTGTAGGAAAGACAGGTTCAGTTCTTGCTAAGAGTGGACAAGTTCTTTATTATGGTGCTATGGCATCCGGTAACTTAAAGGAAAGCTTTAACAATTCAGAACTTTGTACACGTCCTACGTTAGAGTTGATGGCTAATGCTGCTATAAAGACTGGCTTTGAATACGGTGTTGAAAGATTGCTTGGAAAAGCATTTGGTGCTACTGCTATTGATAGTATGGCTTTCGGTTATGTTAAAGCGGCAAGTAAAATAGGAAAAGGTAGTGCTATTATTCGTATACTTAAAGATGCTATACAAGAAGGCACTGAGGAATATTTGCAAGACTTCAGCAGCTATATGGTAGACAGAGTTTTCGGACTTTGGGCAGAAGACTATAAACTTGCTTCTGAGTGGAATATGCAAGTAGCAACTGACGCTTTTGTAATGGGCGCATTGATGTCACTTGCAGGTTCATCATTTAAGATATTTACAACCAAACGAATTGACACAGGAATTGCTAAAACTTCTCGTAAAACAGGCGAAGTAGTCTATGACAAAAAAGGTGAAATAAAGACTAAAAAACTTGGCAAACTTGCTTCGTATGAATATTATACTAACATAGATGCGTTAACTTCCGATATGAGTAATCTTGTAAACAATGAGAATCTTACTACTGATGAACGTACGGAAATTCTTGCAGGTATGTATACTACGATTCGTACACTTACTGATGTGTTTGGCGAAATGGGTGAGGAACGTTACGCTAAAGCCGCACAAATGCTTGACGCAATAGGTCAAATCGATAGTAAGGCAAGTCGTTATCGTGAATTTTTGCAACTTACAAAACAAGAACAAAAATATAAAGGAAAAGACGTTTCTAAAGCACCTTATGAGTATTCACGTGAAGGTGGTACTACACTTACAGAATCTATGCTTGCTCAATATAAGCAAGACTCTAAAATCGGAATGAGTGACCGTTTTGCAAGAGCGACTGTTTCAAGTTATGTTGCAAACAACTTACTTATGAGTAAAGCAGAACTTGTAGAAAGTGCAAACAACTTCATTAATACTGTAAGTAACATGCACAAAGAGAAACTTACTAAAGCCTCGATAAAAAACCTTGATTCTAAAAAAGAAAAACTTGCAGAAAATCATATAACTACACCGCTTGAAGTAATAAACAAAAATGACATTACAAGCGATAGACTTACTGAAAAAGATATAGAAGTAGTTAAACAAGTATTCGGTACAAGTAAATACAAGAGCATAATTGTAACAGAAGATGGTATGTCACCGATGGAAGTTGACTCTGACACTCTTGTAGCCTCAGTCAACGACTTGTCACAAGGCGCTAACGTTATTTTCAAAACTCTTGCAGAAACTAAAATTGTAGAAACTTGCAGTACTTATCAACCATTAAAACTTGTTGTAAATACTATAACTGATATATACAGGAAAAAATATAATGACAATAGTGCTACTGCTGAAACTGCGGTTAGACGTTTCTTGTATGACTCAAACTTTGCATCTACAATATTGTTTGGCAAGGGTGACAAAGACATGGTTCAGTTTATATCAGTATTAAACAATATCATTGATAGTATGACTGAAAACACTGCAATGGATGCTATACAAAAGAAGGAGCTTAAAGATAGACAGGCTGACTTAAAACGAGTATTTAAGAACTATGTAATTAATCAAACATATGTAGATTATGAATCATTGTCTATTTTTACTCAAGCTGAAAAAACGGAAATAAAAAATAAACGTTACGGTTTAGATTTTTATTTAAGAGCTACTAAAAGTGATTATGAGCCGTCTAAGCATTTAGATGACGGTAGAATGTTTGCACAAAGAGTGAATGCTCTTCCGAGAATAACTGTCAATCAAAAAGAACAACTTGTACAAGACTTTTATGATAGTGATATAAAACGTTCAAGCGCAATCAATAAAGTCAATAGGTATTATGATTATATTTGGACTTCTAAATATAATGGCATTACCTATATGCCTATGGACAATCTTAAAAACACTACATTTAACTCTTGGTTAAACTCTATGGGGATAACCATAAAAGAGCTTACAAAGATTGACGGCATAAGTGATGACGTACGTTCTAACATTGAATCACAGTATGGAAGTGTAAATACCAGTACATTGTTAAAGTATTACCAAGAGTCTTTCCAGATGTTTACGAGAAAAGATGCTGATAGTGCTCCTGCTTATACGTTTGAGTACAATGAAACTGCTAAAGAGGGTAGCAAAGTTACTGTAAAAGAAGTTACAGCTCAAAAAATGCAACCTGTAGTAGAGGATGCTAAGCACTATATACGTACAGAACAGCATCATGCACGAGATGACGATAAGCTTGTGTATAAACCGTCCGGTGATGCGCCAAAGTTTGATATTTTTGATAAAACAAAATACAGTAAGTCTATACGCGATGCTATGACTTTTGATACTGCTATCAGAGACGTATCGGTTTTATCGAAAGATATACAAGATGATATAAAACAAAAGTTTGGCTCATTAACCTCTACTAATGCTTATTTGTACTTAAATCATAAACTTATGACTGAAACTGACAATAAGTTTGGTTTAGTTTTGGCAGAAGATGGCGAAGTTATTGTAGTTGATTTAGTACCATTTAAGGAAGCTACCACAAATAATTTTGATATTCTTGCTAAAGGAATTATAGATGGGAAATATATTGGAAAGTCCGTTAAACTTAGCGCATTGTTTAATGAATCGTACTTGAATAATTTAACTAAAGATACAAGAGTAGATATAATAGATGACTTCAAAAATAATAATGACCATACTACAGTCGCTTATTATGATGAATTGTCTAATAGTATTGCATTATTTTTACCTGCTATAAAACGAACATCGCCTAAAAATGTATTGAATGTGTATTATGAACAAGCATTAAAAGAGTCTTTGATTCACGAATACCTACATGCTGTACAAAAAGGCAATAGACTTGTTAACGGCGGTGACCCTGACGTCTTCTTGGCTTTTAGCAAAGAAGCAAAAGACGCTATAGTTGCAGATATTAAAAAACACATGCCTGAAGTAGCAGACAGAATTAAACGATATGGTTATTCCAAAGAAGAAACTTATAACTATATATCGCAAGTAATTTATTTCGGTATGGGTGGTGAAGCTGGTGCATTTGGTTATGGCTTTAAGTTATCATCTTATGCTCCTTGGATTACTCGTTTAGTTGATGGAGAACTTACTTATATCACTCCTTGGGGTGCAGAATATAATGACAAAGGCGTAGTCGTTAAAAGTAAAATTTCAAAAATGAAAGTTGACGAAGATATGCCTGATGCTCCTAAACCTCAAAAAATTCGTGAGACTGTTACAAAAGCAGAATCGCGAGGTAACAATTTGAAGTATTTGTATGATGCCAGAAAGAAGGAAGGTGCACAAGTAGTTCTTATAGATAATCGTGTAAAAACTATGCTTATAAAACTTACTTCCGAAATGGATAAAATTGACCCTAATTTTGCAGAACAAATTAGAGAAGGCAAAATTCGTGGTAAGTTTGATATTATAAACTATATTGTAAATGAATTACCTCGTGACCTTGATGATAAAACTAATGCAACTATTGCAGCTATAATCAAATATTGGTATAAAAATCCTAACATTAAAGATGGACGTACTGCTGAAAAAATAGTATATAATTTACCAAAATATTATGCATTCATAAAAGCACTTACTAAACCTGATTTTAGAGAAACACTTGACCAAGCACTTGCACCTTTAGGTGGTGTTGATGAGATATTGTATGGTAAACATAGTATTGATGAAATAGATGCTTGGATAGATGGTCTTAGTAATGCTACAGCACTTCAATCATTTATGACCAAGGAAATGCTTAAGTATTCTGCGATAGATTTTGAGAGAGGGCTTGCTATGAACTCCTTATTTAACAGGTATGATGGTTCATTGCAATCATTGATGTATACCGCTTCTGTTATGAAAACTTATGCCAATGAAGACCTTGATTTTATACGTAAACCGGGAAAAATTAAAGGAAAAGTAGTATCTATTGAACAAAAAACCAAAGGTAAACGAGAAGGTACTGACAAGGATATGACTATAGCTGATACTATTGCCGACAAAGATAGTGATATATTTACAGAACTTGGTACAGAGTTTTTGACAAGTAGTCTTAATGTAAGCAGGAATGAAAAAATAAGTAAAATATGGGAAGAAATGAAAACTAAATATCTTGAAGGACTTACACAAGACTCTGACTACCGTAAAGCTTTATTAATGATAAGTGAAGAAGGACCTATGTATAAAAAACTTGAAAGTATGACAGATGCACAGATTGATAAATTGTACATATCATACGGTTTTCAAGATGACTTACAAGTAAATCAAGCTGTAGCAGATAGACTTGCCACTATTGTACGTAACCAAGTTAAGTCAAGGGCAAGACATCAAATTGCAAGTAATATTTATCGTTACTCTAAACAAATAAGGTCTAAACTTACAGGTAAACAGTTCCAAGCATTCCTTGAAAATGCTAATAAACTTGCACAAGAACAAGGAATAGAACTTGGTTTTAAGAAAGACGGAAGCTTTAAGATTCCTCGTACTGTAGATGCTGATGGTAAATCTATTGCAATGCCTTTTGAACAAGTTCTTAAACTTGAATCACTTATGAAAGACTTGTATATGAACATCGGCGAATATACAGTTACTGGAACACAAGAATTTAAGGATGCTCTTGCCAAAGCGGTTAAACGTATTGAACGTGACTACAAGAAAGAACTCAGAGCTGCTAAAAAGAATAGTCAAAAAACAAGGTACATTGAACTCGGTGATATGACTATTAAAACTGCTAATAATACTACAGTTCCTGATACGTTCCGTAAATTGTTAGATGTTCCCTCCGACAAATATACTCCTAGTTTTGTACAATATTTGTCTGATGGTGATACTCAACACGGTGTATCAAATATGCAAATATTCCAAAAGAACGCAGGTGATATTCTTGCAGCTATGACTACAGATGACGTAAGACAAACGATGGAGTTCCTTAAAAATTCTGCAGCTATTGGTGAAGAGGCAAGAAGATTTACAATTACAGCGATGCAAACATTAACTTATGTTTATGCCGCGTATAAGGAACGTACACAATTTACTGATTTAACTGCTGACGAAATTGAATGGATTGAATCATACATGAACAGTACGGTCAGCGCAGGCGGCCAAGTACTTTCTACGTGGCGTCAATTATGTGATACTTACAATCCTGCTAAATATGCATTAACTCTTGTAAGTAAAATGACTGCGTTGGACATCGATGAAGAGTATATCACTAACCTTGTAGATGTAGGAAAGGAATTTAACAGACCTATCACAGGAAATGAACTTGATGAAAATGGTAACAAACTTACTGCTAACCAAGTTCGTGAAATTAGATTCCGTAAACTTAATCAAGCATTCAATGAAGCGTATGAAAATGCCGTAAAGAATTATAAAGGCACTAAACGTGGATTGTTTGAACAAATGTGGAAATGGCAACGTATGGCGATGCTTAGTTCACCTGGCACTTGGATTCGTAACATCGTATCTAACGAAATGATAAAAATTACTAATAAAGTTACTCCGGTTATAGGTGAAGGCATTTGGAAAGGACTTAATAAAGCAGAAGAAAAGCTTAGTAAAAAACAATTAGGTCCTAAACCTCAACGATTGCTTACAGACGAGCAACGTGCTGATGTACACTATGCGGAAAATTATTTCAATTATAAACCTAACACTCGTTCTATGACAGAGTTACAGAAAAACTATGATTCAGTTATAGAAGCATTAGATAGTACTATCAATAGACAGTTAAGATATCGTGATAGTCAACGTCCTAGCGATGCTCAAAAATATAATGCTGACCTTCTTGCAAAAGTTCAAGATGTTAGAGAATCCGTAGCCGCTGATTACGCATATCGTAAAGCATTGTTAGAGTACAGAGGAAGTGCTCAAGCACAAGATGTAAGTATTCGTCGTACAATGTTTGACCAGTATCAAATTGTAGGAACTAAAATAACAGACGAGGCTAAAAACTTCATAGCTACTGAATTGTTTACTCAATACGAGATTACAAAAGACAAGAATGGTAAACCAGTCACTATGACCTTGTATGATATGATTGGCGATGCACTCAACAAGTACAGCGACGCAAGATATAAAACAGGTGAAGCTAAGAGTGTTGACAAACAACTTGTAAACCTCATAATCAAAAAGATTCAGTCACAAGTGTTTAATGACTACTCGTTTAATACTAAACCTCTCAATGAACTGTCAAAGTTGTTATATAAATGTTTAAGCGATGATGCTTGGGTTAAAAAGACTTTTGTAACATACCTTGGTAAAATACTTACCGAAGACGACGTTAACTTAACAAGAGGTCTTACGACAGATGTTATGGAACGTATATCCGATGCTTATACGATGGCTGCTTGGGACTATATGCATAAAGCTAACTTCTTCAGCAAGATGGAAAATACGTTAAGACAACGTACAGGTGAAGGAGGATTCTTTATCTACAAACAGTTTATGCCATTTGCAGTAGCAGGTTGGAACTGGTTTAAAGAAGGTCTTAACTATACACCTATAGGACTTGTTAAAGCTATAATTGATTATGCTAAACTTGATAAAAAAGTTGAAAAAATGGATACGTTGAATGTACAAGGCGAAGGTCCCTCTGGACGTTGGGCATCATACATTGTAAAACGTAACATAGGCAAAGGCGTCATTGGTACTATAGGTTTTGCAATAGGTGCTATGTTGGCTGGATTTGGTGTTGCTGGTATTGATGAGGATGACGGAAAGATAAAACTTCACGTTGGTGATTTATATGTAGATATAAGTAACATCTTTGGTACACAAGGCATATTGCTTGGTATGGTTATGGCTACAGCATTTGCTGATGATAAGACTAACGGCTGGGATAAATTTATGTCAGTCCTGTCTACATCGCTTGACCAAATCTTTATGGAAAGTACTATGATGGACTTATATAGTATATTCCAGTATAGTGATACGTTTGGTGAAGGTGTATTGAATAGTGCAAATAACATCTTGCTTACATTCTATCCTAACATATTCAAATACTTCAACAGAATGACGTATCAACACAAAGTTAAATACTCAGCAGGATTTGTAGGAACTATGCAACGCGACCTTGTACAAATGCTTCCTGGTATAGCTTATGCATTCCCGAAACGTACTGACCCGTATACAGGTGATGTACAATATAAATACTTACCTGGTTTCTGGGGTTGGGCAATCGAATTTTCTAACGGCTTATTGCCAATGAGATTCAAACCTGCACAAGTAAGTGACCTTGAAAAAGAAGCAATAATGCAAGGTGTAAACAAGGTTGAACTCAGAGGTTCATACAAGGACATAGATAAGTTCAACGCTGAACAAACTGCACAGCTCAATGAGTTCTATGGAAAACTTAATAACAGGGACCTTGGAGAGTTATTCTCCGACAAAAAGACCTATAAAGTCCTTGATAGAAAAACAAACAAATATGTTGAGTTAAAGTATTCAAAAATGACAGCTGAACAAAAAAAGAGCGTCATCAATCGAATAATGAATGACAACGCTCAATCAGCAAAGATTTATGTTTATACCAACTCAGGTGGTAAATATTTTACTACCAGTGATACTGAACTAGCAAACCTTAAAAAGTTAGGTATAAGGAATATTTATAAGAGTACTAAAAAAGAAAGTTACTTTAATTAGTCCTATACCAATTACGTTTAGTAAGTTCAGCGTGTAACCAGTTTAGTTCATTTGTCTCACCGGTAACGGTGATGTAGTCTCCTGATAACGGGCATCTCAAATCGAGGTGCTCGTTATCCATTTCTATGAACCGTAATGATTTTTTAAGACCGTGACACCTTGATTCTATGTGTTTCAAACAGTCATACTTATTAGTAAATTCATACGGTATGTACGTATCAGTTATAATTGTCATAGTATATCCTCTCTTTTTAATATATAATATTTATTTTTCGATAGATTATTCAAGATTGATTCTAAATATCATCTATTATATATTAAAATCATTCATATTTGAAATTATCGATATATTTTATCTCTTGGCCTTTGATTTGTTTCCATTGAATATCAAGCAAGTCAGCAGTCTTTTGAACATAAAACATATAGTCAAGTTCATTCTTAATATCCTCAAATTTGTAACTGTCAAGTGCTTCATTCATAAGTCTGCAATTATCAGGAATACCTGCCATTTGAGTATAAGATAATCTGTCTTTGTACTTTTTAATTTTGTATACTTTACCAAGTGACTTATCTTTACTTGCAATAACACGATTACATTTAAACAACTGTTCTTCGTGACCGTCGGCAAATCTTTGCACAACCTTGCTATAACTAGGACCTTTCTTGCAAGTCATAACAAAGTCCATAACATTCTTATCTGCTATAATAGTTTCTACAGGGTCAATACCTTCCAGCAAGAACTTTTGAGCTGCCTTTGCGCAAACAAAGGCGTTCAATGAACCAACCATAACGTAACCAGGTTTATGATAGTCATCGTTCAACCAGCCACCTTTGCGTTTAACTTTAAGTTTTCCGTTATCATTCTTAACAAGAAGATAATTGTTAACATCTCGTTGCCATATCTTAACTATGTCATCTCTATCCATATTGATACCAGATACAGCAGTCCACTCATTCATACAAGCCTCAACCTTGGGCAAATCAGAACGTCTCACATATGCAAGTATGCCATCAGTATTAGTTTGTATAATCTTGATACTAGGGATAGTTTTAGTCATCTTACACGCAAGAGCTGTCAAGAATATTTGACCAAGTCTACAAGTTCTTGTACAAAGATGTGGGTCATACAAATCGAGGAATTTATTGCCAGATGCACCGAATGTAGTATTAAGAACCAATTTGTCAGCCATTTGATGTTCTTCATCCTCTTTTGTTTTATCCGGCTTATGTTTAATAGCAACACGTTCATCAAATATGTCAATGAATACTTGTCTATCTTCAACACATCTACTCAAACAATCAAATTGTATCAACATTGATGGATAATATGATGTAGCATCTACGTTAATCAAAGTGTATTCATCATCACTCTCAATATACAAGTTCGTATCAAATACACTGTGAATACCACCGTTACCGTAATCTACTTCATTATCAAACAATTTGACGTGTAAACTATCAGTACTAGTCAACAGTTGTTGCAAGATTTTAGATGGCACATTCTCATAACAATAGTCCCTAATCTTTTTAGGAAGTTCTATCTCAATCTTGTCTGCATCATCGAATGGACGTCTTTTAGCTTTAAGTGCTATTGCAACCAATCGTGCATTCGTACTAGTTCTACACGTCTTTTCAGGGATATTGAATCTTTTACCCATAGCGAGTTTAGTCAACGTGTAAGGATGTACAACATCTTTATAAAAGTACATAGCCGCATAAACATCTTGTTTACAATAATAAATGACGTCGGCAATATCCTCGTCAGTCAAATCTTCTTTGTTGAAGTCTACATCACTTTCAAGAATGTTAAGTCCCATCACTGCTTCTTTTTCTTTGAGGGAACCTTCGCCATCGTCCATCAAATCTTGATATACAAAACCGTTTAATTTTTTATTAGCAAATGACTGAAGTCTGATGTGTTCTTTTGTACTATATGCACAACCAGGATTGATTATTATGTCATTGACGATTTTAACTTGTTCAGGTGTGAATCCTTGATATATAGCATTTGCAATCGCAAGGTCGTATTTTTTAATATTGTAACCACAAAGAACATAATCTTCCTCGAAAAACATCTTCATAAGATTGTCCCTTGCATTAAAGTCCTTACTTGTTACAACTTTGAAGTTATCCTTAAGGTCTGTGCTTATATCATTCAAGTCATCTGGCATATCACCAAATACACAGCACCACCAATGAGGAAATACCTCAAAGTCGAAAAATCTCATTTTCATATAATTGCCTCCTTAAAACGGTTTGTAGTCAGGGTCAAATTCCCCTCTTTTGTAGAATATTACTATAGGTGTAGGTCTATCGTCGACTGTCTTGAACTGTGTTTCTACATCGTATAATGCACATATATCTTCTTTGAAACTGAAGTTTGAACATACCTTTTTGTATCCATTATCTTCACACCAAGCTGAAAATTGTTTATATAATGGATTGCACGCAACATTGTGCAAATCTTTAAGACAAATGTCATTTTCATACAGCCATTCATTTATTGCACTCTGTCTACGTTTGAATATATTTATAAGTTTTTCTTCACTATAATTGATACGGAAGTGACCTTCTTCTATTGCAACTTTAATACCTTCTACTGCCTTGAACAAGAAGTATTCCATATCAGTGTCATTTACCTTGTTTATGAATAATGGGTCAGGTTTAAGAATCTTTTGGTTAAGTTCAACAAGTATCATTCTTCTGTACAAACCTGATGTCTTATCCATAATTCTTGGCAATCTATTGCAGTTAAACATCAACGTTGCAAAAGGCTTAAATTGTATCGGTTCACGATATATTTGTCTTGCTTCAATTTCATTACCTGCAACTGCAGATTTGAATCGGCCTGTGTTTTCAAGCATCTTGCCGTCAACCACATCATCGTCAAGGTTAACTAATTTTGATACCAGTCCTGCAAGATAATAGTCCTTGTCAAAGTTTGCAAGAGCAATGTGCGAACAATTCTCATCGCCACCAACCAACATATGGATAAGTTCTTGATATGTCGATTTACCTGTACCACCTTCACCTTGGAAGATAAAGAACTTTTGAAACAAGTTTTTCTTTAATAAGCAATAACCTGCGATTTGATACAAAAATTCCATTTTAATTATATCACCGCCAGTTATTTGTTTCATAAACTCATCTATTCTCGGTGAATAAACAGGGTCAGGATTGTACTCCCAAGGAATGTATATTGTATTTATTTCCGTTTTATTTGCTATCTCAACCTCACCTGTCACAAGATTAAGTATACCATTCTTACACGCAATCTTATGCCAATCTTTGTCGAACTCGTCAGGTGATACTTGTGTTTTAACTTTGATAAATTCCATAACCTCGGCTCGTCCTGCCTTAGTTATATTCTTATTGTATTCGAAGTGTATCATCTTTTCAAGCTCAATCGGGTCCATAGCCTTATAATAGACTCCGTTAAACTTATAAAAATAATCGCCACGTGATATTATATCATATTGTCCTATAATCTCATCGGCCAACTTGTTATAAGCATTCTCTTTTGTTTCTGCAAGAAGTTTCTTATCTACTTTATCACGAGACCTCAGAACCGTCTTAAACAACTCGTTGTTAGGCATAGGTTCATCAAACATATTCTCATTTATAATACGAATACATTTCTCAACCTGTTCAGCAGACAGCTTCTGTGTTTGTTCAAGTTTCGTACGCCACTTAAACAACGCCTCGTTTCTACCGTCACCATTGACCATTCCTATAAACGAAGGTGTAGTATCTTTAATACAAGGATACATAAAGTATGGAATATCCTCTACATAGTCATTCCATTTACCCCATTCACGATGAGGGTCATTACAAGGTAAAATGATATAACCCGTGTTGTTAGCACGAGTATCTATCATTATATTTATAGGACATTTAGTATGACTATCCGACTTAATGCTTTCACTTGGGTCCTTAAACAGTATATGTATACCTCTGCTGGTATAGTTATAAGAGTATTTAACTTCCCATTTTCTAAGCAATCGTTCAAGGTATTCTTGTGAACGGTCGTCATCACCATTGTCAACGTCAATCACTACATAACCTTTAGGGACAATCCAACTTATACGATAACCTTCATCAACAGCTTTACAAGCCTCTTCATAACACAATGGCTTGCTTTTCCATTTATTAATTGCTGCTTTTGTATCAAGAGCACTATCATATTCTCTATCCTTCCATTGTTCCTCATTGTATTTAGGAATCAATGCAAATTGTCCATTAGGATAGATTTTATTAAGTCTTGCTAAATTCTCGTCCATTAAATTGCTCCTTTTATTGACATAAACAAGTCTGCCATTTTCTCTTTGTTTTCTACAGCCTTCCAAATGTTAGATTCTACTGTATTATCAAATATAAGTATATCTATTTGTACAGGTTTATCTTGTCCCATACGCCATACTCTGTGTAACATTTGATTATATTTAATATAACTATAATCAAGTGTATAAAATATAATCCTACGGCACATTTGCAAGTTAAATGATTCACATCTTGAACATTGCAAGAATAACAAATTTGCTTTACCAGACTTAAAGTCATCAATGTTTTCAGTCCATCTTGCAAGACCAAACTCATGTTTTAGTTCATTCAAATCTTCTGCAAACCTATATACAATAACTGTAGGTTCGTCAGTAAGATTGTCATTTAACCAGTCAAGTTTCTTGTTTCTTTCAATATGCCAAACTTCTCTTTTTGCTTCAACTTCGTCAGTCAAATACAAGAAACCATTCACGGCTTGATGCAACTTTGTAATCGCTGCGAGTTTAGTCATAGTTGTTTCATAATCACCGATACTAACTACACCTTGCTCAGCTTGCAAATATTCCTTTGTAGGAGTATAAGGCAATTTAACAACATTAACATTAAGATTAGGCATGTTATCCTCTTCGTCATACTCTACTCTTTGTGTATACATCGCAATGTTACGTTGCCAACCAGGTTGATATTGTTCCTTAATACCTACAGGTTGTTGTATCATACGACCACCAAAGTACTTGTTATCAAGTATGCAACATTGTTGTACAAATTGTGTATATTTAATATCGCCCCACTCGCTTATATGCATATTATGAAATTGACAAAATATATCAAGGTCATTGTTGCCACGAGGTGTACCGCTTAAACCCCATACATATGTCGCCTTTTTAGATAACATAAATACAAGTTTACTTATTTGTGAGTTATGCGATTTAATTTTATGGCACTCATCAACAACTATAACATCCCATTGTATACCTAAAAGTTTAGGCTTAGTTTTATCTTGTATAGCAGAAGTAAAACTCATAATGACTGTATTTTTAGGTAGTATTCCTTGTGGCTCTATTTCAGCATTCCACATATTTTTCACAGCATCTGCTGTTGACAAAATAAGAACTCTTGCTTTACCATCAAGTGATTTATCGACGTCTCGTATAGCATCTACACAAGGATAAGTCTTGCCTTTGCCAGGTTTATAAAATAAACAAGCATGTTTACGTTCCAATAAAAACCAATAGCCGTATTCTTGGTACGGCTTTCTATTTTCTAAATATTCACTGTATAACATCGTAGTCGTCTCCTTTGAGTTTAATCATTAAGGCTTCTACTACAAGAGGGTCATCTATTGAAAACCACATACCGTACGCCTTCTTAATTTTACGACCTACAACTTCTTGTGCTTCTGTCGTACCATAACCATGGTCGCAATCACGCTTAATCTCTAACCCTACAAATAATCCTATTGTAGCATCCTCACCAAACATCTCTACAAGTTTAGAAAGTTTAGCAGGTATACAAGCCGTTAAGTCAGGTCTACCTTTTTCAGTATACATATTTTGTGCATTTTTGTAAACATAGCCTCCGTATTTTCTTACTGTTGCTAATACTCGTTCTTGTACCTTACGTTCTCTTTCAGTCTGTGCCATTGTTGCCTCCATTGTTTTATTATGGTGCTCAAGACGAGATTCGAACTCGTACTTTACGGATTTTAAGTCCGTTACCTCTGCCGTTGGGTTACTTGAGCAAATATGAGCAGTTTAAGCTCTTGCTCAGGAGCACTCGAGTGTGGCGCAGTTTAGCAAATAAGCAAGGTCGCGCTTTACCTTATAACTTTCCAACTTTAGCTTTCGCAAGGCATGGACACTCCTACGGCCTGATTACCTGCGGCGGCCCCAGGTGGTGATACTAGCATATAGCGTATCACGCGGTTCGTTCACTTAACCGGGAATGGATAAGTGCGTGCAGTTTAACGACTTACTCGTGGTCGTCAGGAGGGTTATACAACGGGCTTGTAAGACTTGATTTTGTAACTGTCTACAGTTTCCTCGGTTGTATCAAAGGTACCGTCGTCAAGATAAACTTTAACTTCTTTCGTGTAGCTTTCAATCTCAACGTGACCGATAAAATGCTTACCTACGAGTTCATTGTGAATCGTCTCGTAGTCAAGTTCAAAGGCCTCGACTTTTTCAGGTGTATCAAGTCGGTCATGCAAGCAAGCCTTAATCAAGTTATTGTACGACCATCTTGCCTTCGGGTCAAGAGTGTGATACAAAGTTGACTTACCAGCTTGTTTACTTTCGACTTCAAGTTTCACCATCATAGAGCCTCTCTTACTTTCAGTAAGTTCTGCACTTTTAACTTCAAAATCGAAGTCGCCTTCTTTGTTAAGAAAACCTACGCTTTCATAATCACTAAACTTTTCAATCATTGTTTTGTTCTCCTTTTATAATTATTTTAGTTTTCATAAGATGTTTCATCATCTTTTGTTTCAGTTGCTGTATCAACTTCAGGAGTCAATACTTTTGTTTCATCAAGTACGCCTGCTTTAATCAAAGCTTGCCACTTATCATAGTTAAAGTCCTCAACGAACTCGCCAGTTTTAAGAAGCATATCTCTTGTGCCCGTATCCATCAAAGGATGAGGTCCTACGTAAGTAAGAAACTTAACTTCTTTCTCACCTTTGTCATTAAGACAAGTCTTTCTGCAACAATAGAAGATATTGCTTGCATCCTTCATACATTTAATGCCTGTCTTAATTGTAAGGTCAGGTACAATACGTATCTCTTTGTTAAGTCCTGAGGTTTCAGTAAGTTCTTGCTCACTCGTGTGGGTTATCCATACAAATGTTACGTGTTGTTCTTCTGAAAAGCGTTTCATATTGTCTTTTGCATTGAGAACCATCTTTGCGACTTCGCCCCACTCTTGTATTGACAATGCTTTTCCACCTTTGTTGGTTTCCATGTAAACCTTGTAGTCATCTTGTAAAGCTGCGAAAGTGTCAATTACAATCGTTTTGAACTTGTCTGCATCAGGCTTACGAAGTTCTGCAAGAAGTTCAAGCAATTTGTCACAAGAAGTCTTTTTGATTTTGCCTCCCATCAACGGGTCGTTTCTAAGGTTAATAACCTTAATGAGTCCTTTTTCCACGTCACTACGATATTTAGTCATAATGACTCGACCGCCGCCATCATTGCCGATTGATACGTACAACATTGGCTTTGGATATGATGCTGCAATGAGCGTCTTGCCCGATTTTGGCTTGCCCATATACATATCAATGCTATGAGTTACAAAATTGTCATATTCCATTATTGCCTCCTGGTTTTATTTATTATATCTTTTATTGTAGATACTAAATCTTCAAGTGTATCAAAATGCCAGTCGTATTTTATAACGTGTGTAGAAGTTCTAGTATTTATAAACTTCATTACTGCATCATAGTATTTTGAAATCTTTTGTGCAGTTTTCAAATCAGTTATATTATTCTCACCTCTTGCCTTAGCATCATCAAATTGTGTAACTGTTTTACAATAGATAACAATGCTATCACGAAGTATGCAATCCATGTAAAACATATTTATACCATCTGTTTCTATACCATCGTCAAGTGCAAGTCTGTATACTAAATCAGTTATAAAACATCTGTCAAGGACGATATCTTCATTCATACAAGTAAGATTGTCGTAAAATTCCTTGATATGGTCATTACTTCTGTTTATTCTCATTACAGGGAAATATTCACTGAGTTGATTAACCAATGTAGTTTTACCAGAACCATCAGCACCTTCAACCAAAATTAGCATCTATCTGTACCTCCAAGATTTGATGTAGTTCTCTTACCAGGTTTCTTTATTTTTACATCTTTTGTAATAGTTTCAATATCAACTACTACCAACTGACAAAATGCTTGACCTTTCTTGTATTCAATAATATCATTGCTAATATTATGAACAATAGCCATAACATCACCTGTGTAATCATCCGGAACTGTAACTTTCAGGGATGCGATTGGTTCAAGAAGTACCGGAGATGCCTCCAGGAATCCTTTCTTGAATGCCTGGATCGTAGCTGTCTTAAATGCCATCTCTGAAGAGTCTACCGGATGATAGGAGCCGTCGTACAGGGTGACCTTCACATCCCCGCAGT